AAAGTTGATCCATCGATACAAAGTACTTGGATCAATACCGGCAAAATATGCACATTGATCGCGGGTGTGCCCTTTACTTGCAGCCTCAAGCAAACGAGCAACGATCTGATCATTCAGTATCTTTGCGGGTTGAGCCATTATTTCAGCCCCTTTGCACACAATCTTCGTATATACTCGCCCGCTGTGATGCCGTTTTTAGCGGCTCTTTTTCGTATCCTGACAAGCATATCATGAGGAAATACAACGCTCAAAACAGGTGATTTTTGTCTCTTTGTATAGGCATCACCGCCCGCGTTTAGTATGTTTTTGTTTTGTTTCATTTTTGATCCTTTGGTTATTGTGGGGGTAATTCTTCACGTGCGGTCATACCGATCCCCGTATACAATCGCAAAGCTCTTGCATATGCTCTTGTTTCAGCCATACGGATAAAAGCACTTTGTACCATCTTGCCCGTGTTCTCAGGTGTACTGTCACCGTATGCGGTAAACGTGCCGCGTGTGCCCGTTATGGTTGCCTCAATCACTGCATATTGCTCAACCATTGAGTAATCGATCAACTTGCTTGTCATACTTTCAAGGCCGTTACGATGTGCAAGATCCAACAAGCCCGCGAACAAAACAAACTCTTTGCCCTTGAGGTTTACGATCTGATCATTGGCACGCAATAGATCGATCTGTGTTGGCGTGTGTAGGTCACAAGTATAAAAGTGTTTGCCCGCATGTATTACCGTATTTGTTGCGATCTCATTGCACTTGCAACATGGTTTTTTTTCGTTTGTCTTGATGATCCGCATTACTCACCTCCATCATCAAGGTGCTGCTGATACATTGCATCGATGTCTTCATCAGTAATGGGCTTCTTTGCAAATGCTTCATCAAGAAATTCTATAAGCTCTTTTTGTTCGTTTTCGTTTGTCATTGTCATTGTCCTTTTTTGTTGTTGTTGTCTCAATCAATATAACATGTTGAAAAGACTTTGTACAAAAAAACAAAAAAAAGATTGTACGGGCAAGGACAAGACAACAACAAAACCCGTACAATCAAAAAAGTGATATCACGGCATTAAGCGATCCGCAATACAACGCTTGATATATCGATCAAGCAAATCATCAATACTTAGCTTGTATCTTTTCGCTATTTTTTCCAGTTGCTCATATTGCACATCATTGAGATTGATCCGCACACGGGTTTGCTTATTTGGCATTTTTTTGTAATCGTATTTTTTTGGCATATGTAAGATCCTCGACTAGTTCCTTGATTGATTTTTTTTGTCCTTGTGGCTGTATATCCACAATAACACCTTTACGCTCTTGCTCACGTTGATCGATCAACTGCTGTGATGGTGTCAGCTGATCGATCCTCGTTATCTCATGTGTACGGCCCAACATAGGCACGGACAAGCGGCACCGCACTTGGTGCCCGTTTATTTCTGCGATGTAGCCAACAACAGGCGGCCGCATCCATCCAACACTAAAAATTACTTTGTCGTTTATTTTGTACATATCAAACCCCTTATATCACTGCACAATCAATGAGAGCGGCAAAATCCACAAGGTTTGGATCGGCCTGTATCTCATTTCGTAAATCATCAGTCAAACCGCCATCACGCACCCAATCAAAAACAACATTTGCACATTGCTCATAATCTTCTGCATTTGCCCTAAATCCGGCCCAAAGACTTTGAGCCTTTCCGTTGCCGTTCATCGCGGCCGCCTGTGCTTTGTCTGCACTGTCAACCGCTTGCAATGCTTGTGTTTTTATTTCTTCGATAATCTCAGGATCAATGCTCAAAGTACTCAATCGCATTTTGTTGTGGTCGTATTTTGTGGGATCTTGATCCGCCTCTTTGCTTACCCATCTTTCTTTTATCTTTGATGCCCAACCTCTACCAACATACATGCCTTGTATATTTCTCTCAGCGATGAAATGATCAAGCTTACACACAGCCTTTGCAACTTGCACTATTGACGCACCCGCCTTGATAGCATCAAAGTCTTTTTGTACGTCGATAGAAACCCAACCTTGCACGGTTGCATGCTTTGCCCATAGCTCACCCAACCAAAGATCACGCACATCAACATCATCACTGATGTATGGTTTGCTTTTTTTCGTATTGTCCGTACTCTCTTTAATTGGATCTATTTCTTTTATCTCTTTACTGTTTCTACTTAGGGGATCATTTTCGATCCCCCTACGGCTTAGAAATGATCCCCCATCGGATCGTTTTTGATCCTCAACAGGCTTAGAAATGATCCCCTTTGGCTTAGAAATGATCCCCCCTACATCATAGATATTTGATGATGTACGTTTTGTGCTTTTGAGATTGATCGCACCCTTTTCTCGTAGCTCTTTGAGGCCCCGTTTGATGCTGCCAAGGGATAGCCCTGTATTTTCGGCAAGCGTGCCTTTTGATGGATATGCTTGCCCATCAATACCCGCAAAAAATCGCATTTCGATAAGTATCAAGATCGCGGCTTTACTCATTTGCTGCATTGCGGCCGCATCGCTTTTGGTTATTTTTATAAATATGTCGGTCATTTTTTGCCCTTTGTTGTTGGTTGTTGTTGTCTCCATCAATATAACATAATGCACACCAAAGGACAAAAAATGTATGTAGTATTAGACACAGAAACAACAGGGCTTTATGCAAATCGACATGAAATGATCGCATATTGTGGTATCAAACTTGACAAAAACCTCAATGAAATTGGGCGGCTACACATCAAAATCAAGCCGATCAATATATCACAGGCCGATCCCGATGCCTTAAAGATCAACGGATATACGCAAAACAAATGGAGTAATGCAAAGGAACCAAAAGAGGCCGCTCACCTTATCGCAAATTTCATGCGTGATTGTGTACCGGTTGCCCACAATTGGCCTTTTGATCGTGGCTTTATACTTGCACATCTCAGCAAGTATGCACACGGCCGCAAAATCTTGAGGCGGGGCATTGATACTGTATCTCTTGCAAGTGCGGTTCTTTTGCCGATGGGCTACAAGTCCGTATCAATGCAATCAATAGCAAATATTTTTGATTGGCCCACACAAACACATGAAGCACTTGATGATACTTTGTATTGTGTGCAGTTATTCCGGCTCTTGTACCCCTACAACGCACGCAATGTGATCAAGGTGCGTGCATTGCTATACTGTGCTAAGATAGGCATGTATATCAATCCAATGCGGGGCAAACATGGGCCTAAATCTTGATCAAATGCGTTGTGCCTGTGCAACAACGGGCATAACAGTAAATTACAATACAGCAAAGGCGATCCCGCTTGAATACACCAAATACGGATCATCACAGATCAATGTTGTTGCGTCAATGCTCGAAATACAGCTGAGTAATGTGTCAAGTGCTACAAAAATATATGCCTCAATCTCAAGAGATACGCAAGGTGATGAATTTGTAATGACTGAGACACGATCAGACATACAAACGGGGCTTACAACAAACACAAAAGGTACCGTATTGTATCGACTTGACATAATTCTTAGGGATATACAAGATAAGGTGCTATATTTACATTTGAGAACCAATACAGGCACAACAGATGTGAGTGCGGCCGCATTGACCTATCAATATTAGGGTAAAACATGGCAATTGCAAACGTGTATAACGATGAAGGCGGCACAGGCACCGAGATCGGAGCCGATACCGCACAAACACAGCAACTTGATGATTTTTCAAGCCTTTGCAATGGTTCAAACACACAATTTACGACAACAAAAGACGTGACAAGCGGATCACTATCCGTATATTTGAACGGTCTAAAACAAAGGGCAACGCAGATCAGCATTTTAGATGATCGCAATTTTGAGTTTTCCACCCCACCGCTATCAGGCGATGTGCTTGAGGCGGTATACAACACCACAACGGAGTAACAAGCCCATGACTATATCAATTAGAGGCTCGCAAATAAAAAACAGTACAATCACCTCAAGCAACCTTGCAACTGGGATTATTGACAACTCAAACCTTTTGGGATCATCGGTCATAACATCGGCCGCGATCAATAATGATGCAATTGTATCAGCCAAAATCGCTGATGGGGCGATTGATAGCTCGGCATATCTTGCAAATTCTGTGGTTACAGCCGCAAAGATTGACCTTCAAGGCACATTTAACTTTTCAAGCGGCACGGTAAGTGTTGCAACACCCACAGCCGATGCACACGCGGCCACAAAGGCCTATGTTGACTCAACCGCTCAAGGCGTACACTGGAAAGAATCAGCGATCGCGGCATCAACCGCAAACGTCGATATAACAAGCGCACCATCAGCCATTGACGGTGTAACACTTACAAGCGGTGATCGTGTTGTCCTAAAAGACCAAACCGATGCCTCAGAGTGTGGATTTTACTCTTTTGCAAGTGCCGGTGCAGCGTTGACACGCACTGATGATGCAAACACAGCCGCAAAACTTGAAGGTGCCGCAATCTTTGTGCGTCAAGGATCATCTCATGCCGATCAGGGTTTTATTGTCACAACTGATGATATAACACTTGGATCCACTGATATTGTGATCTCTCAATTTACTGGTTTAGCTAGCATAAGCGCGGGCGATGGCCTCACAAAAGCCGGATCGACCATTTCAGTTGACTTATCATCAAATGCCGGTCTTGAATTTGCAAGCGGTGAATTGCAAGTAAAAGCGGGTAACGGTGTAGAGCTACAAAGCGGATCTTTACAAGCCAAACTCAACGGATCAACCTTGTCACTTAGTGCAAGCGGCTTGAGCGTTGGGACAATCACAGCAAATGAATTGGGATCAAACTCTGTAACAGGTGCAGCCATTGCCGATGGTGCTATTGGTGATAGCGGTCTTTTTGGTACTGGTGTTGTTGATTCAGCTGCATTGGCAACAGGATCCGTCACATCAGCCAAATTGGGATCGGCATCGGTTGCAACCGCAAAAATCCAAGATGCGGCTGTTGATGAAAATAAGCTTGCCTCAAGTGTTGCGGGTAATGGTCTATCAGGCGGGGCGGGATCTGCTCTTGCTGTTGCTGTGGATGATAGTACAACAGAAATCAGCGGGGGCAATGTCATTGTAAAAGATGGCGGGATCGTTAACGCAAAAATGGCAAGTGATTCCGTTGACACAAGTCAGCTAATTGCCGATTCTGTGACCGCTGCAAAAATTGGGGCGGCTTTCTTTCAAGAAGTGTTTCAGGTATCAGGATCAAGCACAAGCAGCATCGATCTTGCTCGTTCTCTTGATACTGGCTTTTTCAGTTCTGCAATGGTATTTAAAAACGGTCTTAATCTCTTGAATATGACCGCTTTGAGCGATTCAGCCGCAAACAATGACGAATACACAATCGCAAACAATGGTGCGGGATCTGTTGGGCGTTTGTCCTTTGGCGGCAACCTTGACAACGGTGATGCGGTTTTGGTTGTTTACTTTACATAATACGTGATTGATCAAACAAAACGACTCCTTGAGTTTTGTGCCCGCATCCGCTGCGGGCTTTTTTTATGCACAAAAAAGGCCCCGTGTGGGGCATGTGCTTTGTGGGGTGTTGTTTATTAGATTATACCGTGAACACCATACCCTAATTGAGAATATAATATATCATCATCAATATATACATGATCAGTTCTATTAAGTGAAATGAGTATATCTGAGATAATTTTTTTGAGTTGATTACGTTGTGCCTTTTTTTTGCAATTGTACTCTTTATCAAAGCATGTAAAGTTGTTGTCATTGTCAAGCTCAATAAATGCGATTTTTACAACATATCCCTCAGTGGAAATATCACACAATCTAATTGTAGAATTATCAAGCTTAAAAAAAGGAAAGTATTGCTTATAATTTTTGTGTATTGCAAAAGAAATATTTTTTTGTATTCTTTGATCTAATCGTGTCATTTTGTTTGTCCTTTGTTTTGTTGTTGTGGTAGTATCCCCTACACAAACAACTATACCAATATACTATATTGATAGCAAGTATTATTTTGATCTTTTTTTCAAACATGCCTTTTTAGTGCTTTGAAAGCTCTTTTTTGACTTGCTCTTTTAATCTGATCTCATGTATTTGCTCTTTGAGCGGCTCAAGGATAGCAAAAAGTTTGCGTTGTCCACGCTCAAGGCTATCAATGCGATTTGAAAACGATTCAACAAGTTTTGTACGATCTGCATTTAGCTTGTCAATAACACGTTCAAAACGCGTGCGGATTTCTTGCTCCTCTGTGCGTGCCTCTAGCCGTATTTCGCGGGCCTCACTGCGGCTTTGTTCGCGTGTCTCTTTGAGATCCTTTTGCGTTTGCACATAGCTGTAAATCATCCAACCCAAAAAAGGGCTGTTGGTTGCAAGATTGACCCAAAGATCATGATAGGTTGATGGATCCATTTTTAATCCTCAATTAGTGTGTATGTAAATGTGCGGCCATTGCCCGCGATCTCTTGCATCTTGCATAAAGTTATTAGTCTTGAATAGTCTGCGGGGTGTTGTATGACAGTGCAACCCGCTGAAAACCGTCCCACTTGATGCGATACACTGTATTGCATTGCACGATGGCAATTTATGCCAAAATAGCCGGTTTCTTCGGATCTGTGATCATGTATCAAATCTTTGTTATTGTCGCGCCATACGGTAACAGGTGCGTTATCTTTTTGACATAGGGCTTGATACTTGCCTCTATGCAAATCAAGCGACCATAAGCCCCTATATTGCCCCGCTTTGAGGATTGCACAACCTTCACTTTTGTACGGGTTTTGTAACCAATACGCACCCGCATCAACAGTGCATTTGTATCGTTCCTCAACCCACATGCCGCGATCTTTGTAAAACACGCAAAATAGATCATCAAAAGCATCGGCCCGCCTAACGTTTGAACGAATACCAACAAGATTGAGATCATAATTTTTATTTTCAAATGTGGCATATCCCATTGATCGCATTTGTTTAAGTCTGCGGGGCGTATCAGTATGAGGTATGTAACGCATTTCAAAGCTCAGAAAATAGGGGGTACACCGATCACAATGTTGCATGTACGATCGTTAATATTATAGCCTATTTCAAGAATCATTGCGGGCCGCCTTGTGTATGTTCTGCCGATCTGTGTGTACGGATCAACAATAAAGCGGCTTGATACTTCGATTTTATCGCCCGCACATAATGTTGCAAAGCGCAAAGATACACGCATTGAGATCCGTGCCCAATTGTAAAAATCCCATATTGCCATGCGATCACGATCTGCGGTGCCCATCGATGACTCATTAAATGATGGATTGTAATAAAATCCAAAATCACGCTTTATGTTGCCATTTGTTGGCAATGATTTTGTAAATGAGTTTGTACGCACAACCTGTGTACCGCTTGTGTTGTATGTCATTGAGGTTTGCATGTATGCGGCTTTAAGGTTTGGATCAAAAAAATCAACATCGTCAAGATCGATGATATCAGAATCTGTAATATGTGCGGCCGTTGTTGGTTGCCTACCAAATCGCCCCGTTGGATCAAAACATCCTCGCCATGTGAACGAGTTTTGACGCACAGCGGGCCACTGCCCAACAGTTGCAAAAATATCAGCTATCGATCGCAAGCCACCATCAAGCGGAGCTATTGCCGAAAAATCCAAACCATACGGGCCGCCCGTTGAATTTGTGATGTATGTATTTGTTAATTGTGCATCGGCATAATCAAAGAAACTGTGATTTAAGGGGTAAGCCGTACCGTATGAATTCGGCAATACATCATTTGATCCATTTGTGCCCGCACCCGTTGACGTTACAATTTGAGCAAATAAGGCATGCGGTGCGGCCGCAATACGTGCCGCGTTGTAAATCTTATCACCTACTTGCAAAGAAGTATCTAGCCCCTCAGTTGGGTGTACACCCCTTGTGCCTGATAAGGTAAATCTTTTTGTACTATCATCGTATGAATTCCAACCAAGATAAAATGGATCGCCTGATGTTGGCACACAATACAAAAGGCCGTAATGTGATGATGATTTTGTAAAGCCGGATCCATCAACTACTTGCAAATATGTGTGATTGTTCCACGCATGATCGGCCGTTGTGCTTTCAACAGTATCAAAAAATAGCTTTGAAAACTGCTTTGATCCGCTTGTACGTGTATCAATACGGCTTTGAAATGCTGATAATATATCTTTGAATACAGCACGATACACACCGCGTTTGCCCCGCACCTGATCAAGCTGACCAATACCGATCCGCTCTTTTCCTGTCAATCCTCGCAACTGTACATATAAGATCGCAATACAGCCCCGCATAAGGCTTTGATTGTATTGTGTAAAGTCACCAACAAGACCAACTTCAAAACCTCCAAAAGACACAGACCAACGTTGGGGAATCACTTGCGTGCCTTGTACGCTTGCCGTTGTAACTCTAAGATCCCCGCGATCTGTAAAAATCTCCACAGGTGATCCAACGCCATACGGTGATCGCACAATCTCAAGCGTGTATAGAGGCGTTATTGTAGGTGCAGAAAGTGCCGCAATAAAATCAGATCGCCAACCCATCACAAACCTTTATTGCTTAAATTAAATGAAAACGATCCTGATCCTCTTGATGTCATTCGATCTATTTCTGATCGGCTTTTTGAACCTGTTACTGTGTTTTGTGCTGAGTCTATACTTGCACGCCCATCATTATTTGGCAAATCACCCGTTGCCGGTGATGGGCCAATTAACCGAACACTAAACCCTGAACCGTTGTTTTTTGCAAAATATGTATCATAGTCAACAACAAGCCTCATATTCAATGAAAAAAGGCGCCCGTTTTCGTTTGTCACAAAAGGCGTACCAATGTCATTTTGTGGTCTTTTTAATCCATACCAAAATCGATAGTATCGCATAAAAACCAATCTATCTGAATAGTCAAAATTCAAGCGTTTTGTAAATGTGACATTGCCCCCGCTTGCGGCCGTTACGTTTATTGATGCTATCTTCTGAATCTCGCGTATGTATGGCGGGCTATCTGTTTCAATCACAACATAATCACCCGCAACGGGCACAGTTGATGATCCTGTGAAATCGATAAAAGGATTGTCTTTGACGTTTACAGTAAACAAACCGGCTTGAGGCGGTGATGAAAAAGATGCGGCCCATGCTTTATTTGTATTAGTCACAAAACTGCAAGCAAAACCTCTGTCAAGGTGATTTTGTAAAGCATCAAACTGGTTTGCAAGATCCTCACCAAGTTGCATGCGATCCCGCTGTATTGTGATTGATTCACCGCCCCGCCCAACGGATCGAAATATGCCCCCGCCTTGGGTAATACCATCAACCGCATCATGCGTGATGTCACTTTGCAATTCTGCGATTGGCTCACCCAAATCAATCTCAACCAAATGCCGCCCATCAGGTTGTGGGTAATAAAAAAACTTTGCGTTGCCCATCATGTGCCCCCAAATAGCGGGCTTGTACTTTGCCCGTATGATCCGAATCTTTGTTCTATTTTACGCACAAGTGAATCAATTGCGGATCGTTCTGTTATTGCACTGTTGATCGTGATGTTGATAGACTTGCCCCCGCTTGCAGCTTGCACATCTTGTGCAACGGTCGAAGACATTTGGCCGGTACGCGGTACAACCATCTCACCCTCATGCAACATTGCAAGCCCCCTGTTTGCCCCTGTAAAACGCAAACCGCCCTGACCTGATAACATACGACCCCCGCCCATTTTTGAGCCACCAAATAACCCCTTGAACGGCTCCACAATAAGATCGATCAATCGTTCAAACATGCCCATCAAAGCCGATCCGATAGCCTCAAAAAATCCTTTGCCGCTGAAAAAGTCTTTGATGCCATCAACAACACTTTTGATAAGTTTGCCAATACTTGCAAGGATTGCAAAAGGCAATTGTATCAAAGCATCAATAATCAAGCGGGCCGCATCAAATAATAAGGGCGGCAAAGCCTCAATCAATAAAGGAATGAGGATCTTGATCCCTTGTGCGATACCTTCAAATGTTGCCTTGAATTGCTCTTTTACCTCTTCGGGATCTCGTTGCCCCAAATCAGACAAAGCACCAACGGCCCCCGCAACTGCTGATCCAATTGGGCCAAAAGCGGATCCAACTGCACTGATCAAAGCGTTTGGATCTGTGGCCGCCTGTATTACTGTTGTTGCAACACCAATACCCCCCGCGATCTGTTGTTGCTTAAAGGCTGCACGCTCACGATCTGCACGGGCTTTAACGGCTCTTTTTGCCTCTTCTGTATTGATGTTTTGTTGCTTTGCGATCTTTTGAAGTGTGGCAAGCCGCTCTTTTTCGGCCTCATTGATTTTATCCAATGCAGAAAGTTGATCCTCATTTGCTATTTTGACAATGTCATTGACCTGTCTTTGTGCTTGCAACATCTTTTGTAATCTTTTGCCTGTGCTTGCACCAGTCTTTGAAATACCTTTAACCTGTACCGCAAAGCCCTTTGCAACAAGACCAAATATTTGCTTCTGTCTTTTGATCTGTGCCTCACTTCTCAAGGCTTGTATGTTTGCAAGTGAAGCCTCTTTTTGGCTTTGAATCTGTGTCAATAAAACTGAATCATTTTTTGTGCGTGCAACTTTCTCAGCTGCCGCAAATTGCTTGATGATCCCTTGCTCTATTGATACAAGATTTGCGAGCTCTTTTTGGTATTCCGCATTGATACGCTCAGCGGGTTGCATGCGTGCCATTTGCGATGATAGCAAACGATCGGCAAGTGATGCCGCTTGTGCTTGTAATCCGTTGAGGATACCTTGCAATTTTGTTTGCCGCTCTTTTGCACGGCCGATCGCCTCGTCTCTTTTGCGTTGTCGCTCGGTTTCTTTTGCAATTGCGGCCTGTAATTTTATGTACTGATCCGCTTGTGCCTTAATTCTCTTTTGCCCATCGGTGCGTAAATTTGATATATCACGCTCAAGTTGACTAACCGCTTTAAGTGCAGCCTCTTCCTTTGCTCTTGCCTCAACGCCTTTGGTTGTGAGATCACCGCTTCTTTTAATCAAGTTGTTAGCAGACAATAGATCATCAAGTCTTTTTTTGGTTGCCTTGAGTGTATCTTTTGCAACCTTCAAACTATCCTGTTTGGCTTTGATTTGTGCTTCAAGTTGTGTTTCAAGATTTGATGCGGCTTGTTCGGCTTTAAATGCCCGCTTTGTTTCTGCGGCCTCACTTTTGCTGATATCACCCGACAATAGAGCGTATTGCAAAGCCAAATCATTAACCTTACCCGCACTATTCAAGATCGCATTTTCAGATTTCAGAAATGCCGCATTATTTTTGTTGATCTTTTTTGTGTTTTCTTCGATTGCCTTTGATAAGGCTTTGACTGATTCAGCCTCTCTTTTGTTTGCGGCATTAAATACGGCATATGCACCGATCGCGGCTGTGATCGCAAGTGTAACCCCAATGATATAAGGGTTGCCGCTTGCCAATGCTCGACCAAAACCACGGAATGATCTAGCCCCTAACATTGCGATCTCACCCAATCCCGCAATTTCAGGTGCCGCGAATCCCGCAACCTCGCCAACGGCTTGGAATGACCCACTTAAACCACGTGCCTGTGATCTCAAACTCTTTACTGATCGCGTTGTTTTTTTGGCTTGTCGTTGGGTTTGTTTAAGGCCCTTTTGTGCGCCCTTGCTATCAATCTCTAAAATGTATTCAACTGTTGTACTCATAAAATATCCGCAAGATCAATGATCGAAATGTTTGGAAATATAGTGTCTTTTTTGCGTTTGCGTTGTTTCATGATTTTTTTTATGCGATCGCCTCTTGCCCGCACACATTGCACATTGATAAGCAAATCACTCCATGATAGTTGTGCAACCTGTGAAGGAAGTACACCATATGTGCGACCAATTATATCATACATGTGTACAATTTCCTCATCACTTACGAAACCCCGCAAGCCGTGCGGCCGCCTCCTCATGCCCTTTCATGGCACGCTCAAGGATTGCTTTACGATCTGCACTTGATAACATGCCAACCCATAATTTGTTTTGTGCCGCGTTTTGCTGATCAATGCCGCTGACAAGGTTGAGATTTTCCCAAGTTGCCCCCGCATCTTTTGAACATCGACGAACACAACGAATCAATAAACGATCCTCACGCTCTGACATACGTTCAAGCTGATCGGGCTGTATTTGTCCGATCATTTTCATTAGCTCGTCTATATCGTCAACCTCGCCACGTTCAACACGCTGTGCGGTTTCTTGTGCCTCTTTGATTTGCTCTTTTGATTGGCCTTTGAAAATAGCACTTGCAAGCAATGCACTTGCAAGGCCCGCGGCCTCTACTTCACTGGGAGACAAGATCCGCCCTTCAATCTTGATCGCACCATTAAATGCGTCAATCTCAAAAGATGCGGATGTAATGATCTCCTCAAGGATATTTTTATCCATCATTACACCTGTGTTTTGGGGGTTTATAGTTTGTTATTTAGTTTGATACGGCGCTTGCATCATCATTGATCATGGTAAGTTTGAAAGCCGTTTCAGTTGCACTGAGATCAGCCAATCCGTAAAATGTGACCGTACGCTCAACACGTCCAAATGATGTTACATCATCACTGTATTCTGTGATTTTGGCATTACGCAAAAGAAATGTCATTGAATCGGCACCCGCTGTGAATGTCAAAGTTACATCACTTTGAGTGCCCGCAAGTTGTGCCGTATAAAGATTGTTATCCTCAAGATCAAGCGTTGCGGTTATAGTCACCTCACGCACATCACTGATTTGCGGTTGCCCTGTGAGCTTTGATCCAAGGTTATTGATACGCTCAAGTTTGTTGTCGATGGTAAATTCAAAGGATCGTACAGTGTAATTTACGCTATTGAATGACATCGTACCCGCTTGATGATGGAACATTTGCGCACCATCACCAAAAGAAGGCGTGATCGCTGTTGTTCGTGTTGACGCAGTCTCAGCGATAAGTTCAAAAGATGCACTTGCCTCAGCACCGGCCTCACATGAGATCGTCATTGTGGACACCATAACGCCCTCAAATGTTTCAACGGATCCCGTACCTCTTTGAAAGTCCATAGTCAATGAAGGTAGCACAGTTGTTGGTTCAAAAGCGTGCGTATATGGCCCCGCCCCTGTTGTTGCGGGTGTTCCACCTATTGCAGCGTTTAGAAGTTGCCCCATACCCTTATAGAATAGCGGCATTTCAAGTGATCCGCCCGCTTGCTCAAACGCATCAAATGTTGAGATAGCAAAGGCCGCATCACTTTGTGATAAATGCGTTGTGCGTTCACGCTCTTGTGATCTGCTCAATGTTACTGATGTCACACGGTTTGATATGGTTGTTGTTACGCCTGTTCCGTATGTTGTTTCTTTTGCGTATTTGATAAAGGCCGATCGGCCAAATTGTAAAGGCATAGTATTCCCCTTATGATGGTAGTTGATCGCGTACCTGTATCAAGCAGCGTATATCTATTTGTTGTAAGTTGGTTGAAACGATACGGCATACAAGGGCATAATCTGTGCCGCTTGTACCGCCTTTGGATCTTGCTCGCACAAAACCATCAATAAAACGGGTTTTTGTTTCGTCATATCGAGCCGCATCATTTGATCCGCTTGCATCAAGTGACAATACATTTACGTATTTGATCCCTTCCAATCCAAGCCTGTTATTGTATGGATTTGCACGTACATTGAAAATACCATTGACCGCAAAATATATATCAATCTCGTCAGTGGATGCCTTTACAAATGCCGTTTGTGGTTCGCTTGATGGCGGCCTTTGTAGCGGCTGCGATACAATCAAAGCCGATGGTCTTGATAAGTCTATATACCCCGCAAGCGGTGATGTGATTGACACGTCTTGTGATAGGTCTGTTGTTTGTGTTGGGTTTTGAAAGTACACAAATAAACGATTTACGGCAAGCGTTTTTGTGCTGACCTGATCGACCTGTAAAGTTAGAGATCGTGTTGAATAGTCAGCGCCCGTCTTACGCTTGAAAGTCAGCACATCACCCGCATTGTTGCACATAACAACATCAAACATATCAGATCGTATATTTTCCCAAAACAGATCCCAATCATTAGGGATCACGATCTCAACGTCTTTGTTTTCAGTTGCACCCGCACCCGTTGCACTTGCATCAACCGCGATCGGCTTGCGTTGCTTAAAATCATCATCAAACCAAGTCATATTAGATCCCCGTATCGCTTTGAGAATATACCTGTATCTCAATATAACCGATCCCTATTCCTTCAATGCCATATCGATCGCCATCTTCAGCAAGAAAGGCGCATTTTATATCATCGACAATCGAAGAAAGGCCAATTTGCCGATCTGCACAAAGGGCCTTG